TTAAAAAAAAGTATTTTATATAAAAATCATATAAAATATTTTAAACTATATCATTCTCAATCTCAATAAATTTTCTCTTTTAATTTATCAGTCTCCGCCAGTCTCACAAGATTATCAAAAAACTTCTTTTTTTATTCTTTCAAAAAACTCATTCTTCTTTCTTAGTTTTTCTTCCTCTTCTTCTTTTCTTTTTTTGCATTCTTCCTTTTGTGATGGAGTTAAACAACTCAAAAAAATCTTAATATTGGAAGTAGTTAATTGAATACCATCTTTATAATATTTTTGTTTATATTGATTCATCATTTTTGTAATTTCTAATACAACATCATCAAGCATATCAACATATTCTTTTTCATTAAGTCTAATAGGTTCAATAACATCAGTTCTACTAAAATGTTGTTTACCAGTTTCACAAAAAGACATATTATCAAAATTAATCATACCGCTCATTTTATATATTTCCTAAATATTTTATTTTTATATAAAAATTAATTAATTCTTAAATATTCATTTATTTTTTTATTCTATATTTTTCTTGTTTATTTAATGAATATAATGTAAAAAAGTTTGGTATCATTAATATTATATTTCCTATTATCATATTTCCTAATATTTGTATAAGAAATACTTTCATATATTATCTAATTTATTTTTTCTCTTTATTCTTCGTTTTTTAGATTTAGTCATTTGTTCGTTATTCTTTGTAAAAGTTATAGGAATCTTTAAATATATATTACTTAAATCATTTGTATCTATAAATCCACCTCGAAGTTTTTTCTGTAAAAAAATCTCTAAGGAGTCAATAAAATCACTAATATTAAATACTTCATCATTATTTAATGTATTCATTTATATATTTTGTAAATATATTAATTTTATATAGGATACGAATATTTAGTATTTTTTTTTACAAAATCTAATCACTAAAGTGAAAACCCATTTAAAGCACGAAACCAAAAAACTGTGAAAATATACTAAATATTTAGTAAATTTAACCTGAAATGAAATCTACTTCGTATATTTTTCGTATATTTTTTACTAAATAAAATATATGTATAAATTAAAACAAATGAGTTATCTTCAAGAAACAGATCTAAAAAATATAACAGACGATGAAATAGAGTATATAAAAAAATCTTTAAAATTATTTAATCAATGTTGTTTTATGTATTATAATTTTCACGAAATACCATCAATTGTAAAAATAATAATAAAAAAATTTAAATATAATTATCAGTATTTTTTACATATAAATACCAATAATATTAAATTTCATCTACAAACTTTTCCAATAAATTATAATTTAACTGAAGAAGATTTACAGAATATTTCTATTTTATCTATAAATATTATTAAAAAACTTAGATTAAATACAGAATTAGGTATTTATCAATTTGAAAATGAAATAATAAAACATAACTATAAATTAGATGATTGTATGATATGTTATGAAAATACAATTACAAAAACAAATTGTTGTAATCAAAATATATGTATTAAATGTTATCATAAATGTTTTATATGTCCAATGTGTAGAGCAAAATCAAAATTTCAAAAAAAATTAAAATATTAACTCACCATAAAATTTGATCGGCAAACCAAGAAGCAGTTCCTTTAATATGTCTATATTTTTCGTGACGTTTTTTATATGCTTCTCTTCTCTTATCAGCATATTCTTTTCCTTCTTCTTTAAGAAATAACGCGTAATCTTTATATCTACTATCACCTATAGATACCACATATTCTCCATCTTTATATACATCTATCTTTTTATTTTTTCTATTACTTGGTTTGATATTAACACCTAAACGTTTAGCTCGCTCATTGCTATATTGTGTTATTTCATACATTTAATAAAAATAGAGAAAATAATATTACGCTATTTTAGTTATTGTCATACTTGTAATTTCATAATATAATGTTCCTTGTGTTGGTGCTCCTGATGCTGTAGCCGATTGATAAACTCCTAAGTAATTACCAGTAGCAGACATATTAAATACAGAACTAAATGAACAAGGCCAATATTCATTAATGGTTCCTGATGTATTAAGATTTCCATAAGTTAAACAAGATATTCTTTTTCCGCTTGTATTAGCAACTGTAAATGCGTAAGTTGTCCCGTAACATATACCAATATCTGCTGCTGTAATAGTTGCGTTAAAATTACCAGTTGATTTAAAATGTGCGTTCGCTGTCACGAGATATAAACCTACTGGAACAGTTGATAATGATATATTCGCTGGGGCTGGGGCAAACATATAGGTTATGCTTCCTCCTGTTTTATTGGTGCTTACTTTTATATCTGGACCATAATATGAACCTAACTGAGTAGAGCATTTAATTAAATTGCTTGTATTCCAAGTTGAACGACGGTCACATTCTAAGGTTAAAGCGGTTGAAATTGACATATTAGATACTGAGATATTGCTTACATTTGTAGAGGTTGAATTAAATGTTGCTATGGTTGTTGGAGCATTTACAGTATAACTACTTGCGTAAATAGTCATATCACCTTGTCCATCTACTGATGTTCCACCTACTGAAATAAATCTTACATCGTAATCATTTGCGTTGTTTGAACTTCTATAATCAGTATAAGCAACATTTGTATTAATACCTGCTTCAATACCATAATTTCCATTTTTAGCCATAATACATTTCCCTGTTGAACCTGTATTTAAATTAATACTTCCTGTTCCACCTATATTTAAATTACCTGTATTATTGGTTAATAAATTAAATGAATTTCCTGTATTGGTTGATTGTAATTCACTACAACTTATAGTAGTTGTTGAAACATTTGTTGCTGTAATCGTTGTTGTTGAAATATTTGTTGCTGAGATATTTGACACTGAGAAACGACTTGTATTAACATTCATAGTTGCTATATTTGAACCTGTTGAATTTTGAAAGGAATAACCAAAATATTTTGTTGTGTCATTGATTTGTAATCCAATATAACTAGTTGAAGTATCTCGATATATTGTCCCTGCTAATGTTCCTGCTCCTGTTCCTGAACGAAATGCTAATGTATCTAAAATAGTTAATTCTTGATTGACTACCTCATTATCTACTGTAAAACCAAATGCTACAGTTAAATCATCTGCTGATATACTATTAACACTTATATTTGATGAATTTATAGTTGAAAAACTAGCGCTTGTTGGTAATGTTGTTATAATATTAGATGATGAACAATTTAATACAGAAACATTTAATGTTGCTCCACTATTAACAGTAGTTGCATTTATAGCAATCGTTGAACCTTTAATAGTTGTTACTGAAAGATTTGTTGAGCTTACATTTGCTCCTGTAACTGTATTCATAGAAATTGCATTTCCTGAAATATTTTGAATTGACATATTACAAATATTACCAGTAGAACAATAGATAGGTGAATACAAAGATACACCAGCTGAATTTATAGCTAATTTAGCATTACCACCTATATTTAATGAGAGAATATTACTATTTGTTCCATCTGCTGTTAATGCTAATATACCTCCTCCTAAGTAGGCAAATTGTCCATAATTGGTAGCTCCTTTACTTATATTTAATTGTGATGTTGCTATTGTTGATACTGTTTCATTTACAACACTTGAATTGGTAAGTGATAAATTTGTTAAAGAAAATGTTGAAGCATTAAAGGTTGAAAAATTACCAGTTGTTCCATTTACGGTTGAACCTGTTATTGTTGTTCCAGTTAAAGTAGTTACGGATACATTTGTAGTTGATAAATTTGTATTGGATATATTAGATATATTAGAATTAACAGCTGAAACATAACTTACATATAAACAAGAATTTTTAGCACATATATTATTTTTATCAAAAAACAAAGCGGTTGAACCATTGCTTACATTAAACATATATTGGTCTATTCTAAAACCTTCATTTAACATAATTGGTTTTGTTGATGATATATTGGATACATACTCATTATTCATTATAGTAACACCTCCATAACGATAAATTAAACCTCCCTCACCTGATACATTCATAATTTCACTATGTAATTCACTTGAATATGCTCTCCATATATAAGAATATGAACTATTAAAAGTACTTGTTGATACATTACCTTTATTTGTAATATTACTTGTTGAAATTCCACTTACTCCAACTGTAAAAGGTGTTATACCACCTCCATTAAAAGTAGTTACAAAATAAGATACATTTTCGCCATCTTTTACCATAGAAGGTTTTGTTTGATATGTTCCTTTTCTCTCTGTTGCTAATACATAAGGATCACCATATACATCTCTTGATAAATTAAAATAAGTATCCCATACAGCTAAAGCAGAAACATAGGCGTATGAAGTGCAAGTTGTCGCTATACTAATATAATTAGAGGATACATTAAATGCTGTAATGAAACTTGTATTAAAATTTGTTGATGAAATATTACTTACACTTAAATTACTCACATTTACTCTATAAGATGTATTTATACTTGAATAAAAAGTCCAACCAGTAGTTGATGTATTTTCTAATTGTTTTACAGTATCAGCATAAAACTGTAGAGAACAATTTTCACCAGCACCAATACGACCATAGGCTTTATTTGCTTCTAAATATAACCCATATGTTTCTATACTTGGTGTTGAAGCATAATTTAATTGAATAACAGAAGGATCACTTGTATCTCTATCTTTTACTATTAAACCACCATTATTTTGAATACGTAGATTTGTTGCTCCATTAATAGTTTGAAGTGTTGAAAGATTAATTACATCAATATAACTAGCAGAAAGATTACTTGTATAAATATTACTTGCTGTAATTGTAGATACAGTATAAGTTGATAAATTAAGAGTAGAAATATTAAGAGTTGAGAAATAACCATTAGTTGCGATTACATTTGGAGTTGAAACATTACCAGTAGTCCAAGTATTCGTTGTAATATTTGTAAATGAAGCATTAGTAGCACTTAAATAAACAGTACTAACAGAATTAGCACATACATTTGTATTTAGATTAACTGTAGCATATATTGAATTTTCACCTGTCAATGCTCTTTGAAATGACATATATAATGAGAAAAGAAAATTAATAAATACATATTTACAAAAATACAGAGATATATAATAATGCCTAATAGAAAGAAAAAAACAAAAGGACAATCACAAAAACAAAAACAATCACAAACAAATAAGCAATCAGTCATAGTAAATATAGGTAAAAATAAAGTATCAAAACCAAGATCAAAACCACAACAAAAACAACAAACAATGCCTTCAGTAATTCATATACAATCACCAGTTCCTTATCAACCACCGCAAATAAAGGATCATTTCACACAATTTCAATCTCAAATTTTAAATCTAAACAAACAACTAGAAGGAATTAGTAATCGTATGAGAGGTGGTAATTTAATTGCTCAGCAAGAAGGAATGCAAGGAAATTCAGAGCCTTCACCAAATATTTTACCACCAAATGTAGAACAAACACCATTAAATTTAGCGCAACTCAGAGAAAAACGATTAAGCGCATTTGGAAGAACACAAACATCATTAGAAGAATATAATAGACGAAATCAAGCTTATGAGAGAGAAAGCGAAAATGAAGCATTACAAGGAAATGAATTTACAACAGATAGAACAATAACACCATTAGAACAAGGTTATGAAAATGAATATGAGTCAGCGGGAGGTTCTTCTAAATATCCACTAGATTATAATCCAATACCAGAAGGATATGTAAAAACGGAAATAGCACATCAAGCAATGGAATTTGAAGCAAAAGTAGCAAGAGAAGAAGCAGAGGAAGAAGGATTAAAAAAAGAAAAATTAGCAAAAGAAAAAGCTCAGGATGAAGGATTAATAAATAATATAAAGGATATGAGCACGGCAACATTAGAAACATTTTTGAAACAAAGACAAATAACATTACCTGAAAAACCAAAGAAAGGAGAAGATAAACACGGTAGATATACAAATGAATTGAGAGATTTAGCATTAAAATATAGACATTATTTACCAAAAGAATTACCAAAAGGAAGACGACCTAAAACAAAAGGACAAGCCGAAGAAGTAGAACAAGAATTTTTTTCAGAACCAGAATAACTATTTTTCTAGTTATTTTTCATAAAAAATAATATTATATATCTATAAATGACAAATATGACAAACATATTTAATTACGATAAAGTAAAAATAATTTCAGCTCATCCAATATTTACTGAAAATGCATTAGTAATATCGCAAAAATATGGTATTCCAATTGAGAAAGATTTTGAACCAAAAAAAGGAGATTTATATTTAGTGTTTGGAGCTCACGAAATAGCCCCAGTATTATTTATGACTCAAAAAGAGATGAATAATGAATTTGGTTATATTATATATAATACAGAACAATTATCAAGCATACATTGGAAAGATAAATATTATATTGAGTTATGTCGTAGTAATGTTTTATTTAATTATAGCAACACATTAGCCTATGAAATAAGTAAAAGATATAAAATAAGTCCTTATTCATTCTTTTTCTTTGATTATTTTATTTGGGATAAAACATCATTAGAAGAAACCGAACATTATGATATAGTATTTGTTGGAAGTAAATCAGACGATAGAGAAAAGATACATCAAGGATTAAAAAATAAATTTCCAGAGAAAAAAATACTTTTTCATTATGATAATGAATATACTTCACCTCAAAAATTAACAACTTTATTAATGAATAGTGATATTGTATTAAATATTCCTTATTATAAAAATGGAGTTTTAGAAACTCATCGTATTCATAAAGCATTAGCTTGTGATTGTGATGTTATAAGTTATTATTCAGGAGATGATGATATGAATGAATTTTATAAAGATTATGTATATTTTACAAATAATATAGTTAAATTTATCGAGACCAAATATGAAGCAAAACAAAAAAAGAAATGGGATGAATTAAGTGTATCATTAAGTAAAAAATTTTATCAACATAATGTTGTAATTATTAAAGAAGTAATTGAAAAGTTAAAAAATAAAAATTAATTATTTCAATCATATTATTATATGAATATAATTGAAAAACAAAGCAAACTTGAAATAGAAAATGCAAAAAATAATAATGATAAAATATTGAATAAAAATATACCATATCCATTACCAAAAGTATCTGGATTTAATATGTTAATTTCAGCACCAAGCGGATCAGGTAAAACAACATTACTTGTAAGTTTAATGAATCAAAAAAAAAAGGATGGAAAACGCACATCATACCGAAAAGTATTTGATAGAATTATTGTATGCTCACCAACATTAGCAAATGGTAAAAGTTTAAAAGATGATCCATTTTCAGATTTACCAGAAACACAAAAATTTGAAACATTTAATTTAGAAACAATGAAAGAAATATTAGAACAATGTCAAGAAAATAGAGATGAAAATGAAACAACTTGTGTAATATTTGATGATGTAGGTTCTCAATTAAGAAATGATAAAAAAGCGGAAAAATTATTAACTTCCTTTTTACAAAATAGAAGGCATATTTGGACTTCTTGTTTTATATTAGTTCAAAAATTTCGTGATTTACCAACTGGTATTAGAAATAATATGACACATTTTATATTTTTTCGTCCAAAGAATCAATTAGAAACAGAGGCAATATGTAGTGAATTAATGCCTTTTCATAAAAAATATTATCAGCAAGTATTAGATTATGTTTTTGATAATGATGATAAATATAGTTTTATGATGATTGATATGAGTTTAAAAGATACAAACAAGTTTAAATTCTTTAATAAATTTAATGAGATGATTTTCTCTACGGAGTAACAGTCTCAGTTTCCTTAGCAAATGGGCGTATATCATTATGCTCTATAATTAATGGCGGTTGTCTAAAATCTAATACTTTATTTTCTTCTTTTGTAGAATCTGCTAAAATTTTATAAACATAATCTGGAAAACTTTCACCAAATTTTTCACGATAATAATTTTCATCAAATACATTAAAATTTACTTTTGACCAATCTAAATTGTCTAATTCTGCATCTTTATTATATTCAAATAATCCAGCAAACATTTGTTTTAATTGTTCATCATCAATCTCTTTAAATTCAGGTAATTTACCATCGTGAGTATCAATTTTATAAATTGGATTATGTGCGATCGGGGTTTCTTCCATTATAATTTAAGCGTAGATTTTTTTTTAAAAAAAATATCTCATAATAATATAAAATGAGTGAAGAAGAAATATCGTCTAATTCGGAATCGGAAATTGAGGATCAACCAAAACTTCAAAAACCTAAAAAAGTATTATCAGATAAACAAAGGGAAAATTTAGAAAAAGGACGAGAAGCAAGACGCTTAAAATTACAGTCAGCACCACCACCAGAACCTAAAGAACTAAAACAAAGAGGAAGACCAAAGAAATCTAAGGAAAGCAAAGCTATTGGGGCCAGCCCCATTAAAACCCCGACCGCATTATTTAATGATAATCCCCGTTCCTCGGTGGCGGAACAGCGAAGCGGAATTGCAGCTGAACCTTTAATAATTCCAACTCCTACACCAGAAATTATACCAAAAGCACCAGAAATTATACAAAAAACGGAACAGCGAACAGACGATCCTTTTCTAAAAGATTTAGTGTTAAAATTATTAGATCAAAAAAATCAAAATGTAGTAATTCAAAAAGCACCTAAAAAAACTACCGAAAAAAAAGAAAAGAAAGAAAAACCATTACCACCTTCACCTGTGCAACCTCCACAACCACCACCACCACAACCAGCTCAACAACCATATCCACCATTAAGACCAAAAAGACCAACCTTAATTGTTGTTTAATCAAAGGGCGTTACTCAGCAAAAAAAAATAATATTTATATTTATTATAAATGGAAGAAATAAATAATAAATATAAACAACTTTGTGAAACACCTTCTGATATTAATGAACATTTAGAAACTTTATCTTTTTATGCTTCAAAATCTAATTCAATCGCAGAACTTGGTGTAAGAGGTTTTGTATCTACTTATGCTTTATTAGATGGTTTATTAAAAAATAATAGTGAAATAAAAAAAATTGATTGTTATGATATTTTACCTTTAGAAATTCCAGATAATTTAAATAGATGTTGTTTTGAAACAAATATAGATTTAACAACTCATTTTGCGGTTAGTGATTTAGATGTAGATATTACAGACAAAGTATATGATATGATTTTTATTGACACATTTCATTGTTATCCACATTGTTATTTAGAATTAAAAAAGTTTGAAAAAAGAACAAATAAATTTATTATATTACACGATACAGAAATTGATAGTGAAACATCAGAGTGTGTAAGATTAGGTTATGAAGAACAACATTATACAACATTAATAAACCAATATAATGGTCTTGGATTTACTGCTGATGATTTTAAAAAAGGTTTAAAATATGCCTTAGATAGATTTTTAAAAGAAAATATACAATGGAAAATTTGGAGTCAAGCAAAAAATAATAATGGTTTAACAATATTAAAATATGTTGATTTTTCTGATTTTTAAATTTCTTTATTTATATTATAATGGTTCATACTGAAGCAATAAAATTTTTAAATTATGGAAAACAAGTATTGCCAGAATATTTTATAAATAAAAAAATTTTAGATGTAGGTTGTGGTGATATAAATGGTAATAATAGATATTTATTTGAAAATTGTGAATATAATGGAAATGATGTTATTGAATGTCCAAATGCTACTATTATTTCAAAAACAAAAGATTTAAGTTTTAATGATCATACATTTGATGTTATTATATCAAGCGAATGTTTTGAACACGATCCAGAATATAAAAAATCTATTTTAAATATTTATAGAATGTTAAAACCAAATGGATTATTTATTTTTACTTGTGCTAGTGAAGGAAGACCAGAACACGGAACAAAAAGAACAACACCAAATGATAGTTATGGAACAATTGGTAATTTAGAAGATATGTCAGATTATTATAAAAATCTTGAAATTACTGATATAGATAAAATAAAAAAAATAGATAAAGTATTTTCTTATTGGAAATCGTATTATAATTATGTGAGTAGTGATTTATATTTTATAGGAATAAAAAAAGGAGACAAAAAAATTACATTTAATGATTACGAAGATAGATTTATTATGGAAACTACTATATGGTAAGGGGTTATCACCCCTTATGATCCCCATTTTGCCGTAGATTTTTTAAATCTGCTTTAAAATCTAAATTATAGGCAATTTGTAGCAAATCCACTTTTATAAATTGGATATGTTATATCTTTTTCTACATAACCCGATAATTGATTGTAATAATAACGATTAAAATCTTTGTGTAATGGAATAAAATCATTATGTAATTGTTTCATTACTGGTTGTTGTGCTAAATTAGCAAATTGGGGAGGTCTTAATTCTCTACCACGTCTTGCAAAACCATCCGTAGTATATGGTTGAGGAGGAAGAAAAATATCTTCAAATTGTTTTATGTAAGTTGTCATTATAAATTAATTTAATATATTTAAGAGTTTTTATTCTTATAATTTTTTTCTATATAAATTATAAATGTCTGTAAGTATTGTTATTCCGTATTTTAATAGAAAAAAATTTGAAAAATTAATTGAATATAATATTAACATACAAACTTATCATAATATTAAAGAGGTTATTATTGCTGATGATAGTACATTACCAAATCAACAATTACATTTAGAAATACCTTATACAATTTTATATTATAAAGTTCCTCGTATGACTATTGGCGCTAAACGCAATTTTCTAAAATCAAAAGCAACTGGCGAATATATATGTCATTTTGATACTGATGATAATTATTGTTCCGGTTATATTCAAAGTTGTATGAATACTATGATAAAATATGATTGTGATATTACGGGTTCTAGTGATATGCTTTTTGTAAATTATACTACGAAATGGTGCGGTCGCCAAAGCTGTAAATACTTAAACCAATTAAACGAAGCCACAATGTTATATAAAAAATCATATGCTGATACACATCATTATGCTGATAGAAGCCATAGCGAAAATGAAAGCTTTACAAATGAAGTATGGAGAATTCGTGAAACACCAATTGAAGAAATAATGGTTTGCACTTGTCACGGTGATAATACTATAGATAAAAATGTATGGCAAACAGACCAATATAAAAGTAAATTACCAAGATGGTTTTGGGCTGGTAAATATTATTCGATTGCGAAACAATTTTTAAGGGGTTGATAACCCCTTATGACCCCCATTTTGCCTTAGATTGTAGGGGTTTCACCCCCTACGACCCCCTTTTGCCGTAGATTTTTTAAATCTGCTTTAAAATCTGATAGGAAACCTTGGTTTCTTTAAGTAAAATTAGAAATCGAATGTGCTGATAATCCTGTTTTTTTTCCTCTATGTAAAAATATAGTTCCAATAGAACCTGATGATTTTGAAATTGGATCACCTTGATATTTATGAATTTCTACTTTTTCTTCTAATACTGGTATTGCTTCTTTTCTTGGTTTTAACATTGCTTCAAATAATGGTGTAGAACCTTGATTAAATAAATATGCTTTTTTTGTTTTTCTCTGAATAGATGGAGATGACGCTAAACTTTGCGCTAATATTGATGAACCTAATGAATGACCTGTTAAATAATATTCTTTATCTGGTTCTCGTCTCATAATATTTTTTATTTCATTTTTTCTTTCTCTGAATTGAATATTTGATTTATGCATTCCAGTAGATAACATTATATCACTTAATATATCTTTACCGTGTGTTGGTTGTGTTCCTTTTACTGAAATTACACGCTTATTGTCTTTACCTTCAACAACCATTACACCAGAATTTGATAATCCAAGATTTAGATGATATCCAGAAGGCAAATCACTTTGAATTTTTTGTTGTAATTCATCTGGATTTTTGTATTTATCATAGTGATAATGTGCCTCTGTAATTTTAGCCATATCTTTATACATTTATTTAAACATATAAGAAAAAAAAATTATATTTTTAAATTTTAATGACAACATACCAATTAAATACAGATATTTCAACAACAACTATATTTTTAGATAGTACCAATGCTGAAAATGTTATGTCTATGACAAACGGTTTATGTCAATCTGATTATAAATTTTATTTATCTAATCCTATTTTATGTCCTCCAAATTATAGAATGATTATAGCAATGACTGATGCTCAATTTCCTAATATATTCCCTCAAATTGTTACGAATATTAATGATAAATTTATATGGTATAATGTCTCTGGAACTCAAACATTAGTATTACCTCAACAACGTTATACAATTGCTACATTAGCATCATATATTACAGCTAATACGAGTTTAACTTGCACTGTTGATTATGTTCAAAATAAATTACAATTTACATCAACTGGTAGTAGTTTTTCAATATTATCATCTTCTACGTGTGGTGAAATTATTGGATTACAAAGAAATAATGATGGAACATACCAAACTGCTAATAGTTTCGCAAATACTTTAACAATGCCTTCTTGGTTTAATTTAAGCGGAACACCTTATATATTTGTTTGTATAAAAAATATTACTATTAGTAATTTAGATAGTGGATTAAATATGAATTGTATAGCAAGATTAGATATTAATTCACCTTTTGGTTATCAGTGCTTTTATCGTCCAGCTTCGGTTGATAATTATTTATTAGGAACAAAAGTAATTGATCATTTTCAAATTTCATTAAAAGATAATAATTATAATCCTCTTTGTTTGAATGGTTTAAATATTCAATTCACATTTAGAGTATCTTTTGTAAAAGATTTAGAACCAGTTAATTATGAAGAAGGAACATTAAATAAACAAATGTATGATTTTATGAAAGAATTTTATTCTCATACTTATGAAATACCAGAAGTAAAAACAGAAGAAGAAGAATTATTTGGTAATTAACAAACCTACGGTTTTTTAAAATTTTCCCTTTTTAAGACGAAAAAAACAAGAATATGAATAATTAAAAATACATATTATTATTTATAATGAAACGACTCGGAACGAAAACAAATGGGTTTAAACCTCTTGGTGGTAAAAATATGAATCGTGCTATGAAATTTGGTAGTAAAGCGTTAAATATAGTTGGTGATTTAACACCTTTAGCATTTGCTTTTGCTCCTCCAGTTGCGCCAATTTTAGAAACGGCAAAATTAGCAGGTATTGGACTTGGGGCTTTACAAAAAAGCAAACAATTAGCAAAACATAAATTTTAGTATGGGTTACACACCATACGACCCCCATTTTACCTTAGATTGTAGGGGTTTCACCCCCTACCCCCCTTTTTGCCGTAGATTTTTTAAATCTGCTTTAAAATCTAATAATAAGAAAATCATTTTTTAAAATGAAATATTATAATGTCAATAATTCCGGATGCCATCTCAGAATCACTGGATTACTCAAATTTGCGTCGAAGAGCCGTTGCATCTCGTTCTTATCGTGTAAAATTAAGCAGTTCCAATGGTCAAACTTTTTCTCCAGGTCAAACTATTTTTATGGATTTTCCTAGTAATTTAGCGGGAACTTATTTAGATCCTACCCAATGTTATTTAAGATTAAATGTTACTTATACAAATGTTGCTGGTGCTAACTCGACTGGATATTTAACTAAAGCTGGTGCTCTTGGTCTAGTTCAAAGATTACAAATACTTACTTCCGGTCAAAATCTTGCGGATATCAATAATTATAATGTTCTTGCTGGTGCTTTACTTGATATGGACAGCTCGGCTGAATGGCGTGCTAATGTTGGTTCTGTTTTATTAGGAACTACTGCCTCCGCTCCTCGTGGTGAATATATTTCTGCTGGTTCTTCAAGAAATTACTGTATTCCTCTTGTTCTTAATCCTCTAAGTATGCAACAAAAGCTTGTTCCTCTTTTTAGTATGGATTCTCTTAAATTTCGCTTTACTTTAGATACAAATGCAAATGCTCTTATTCAAAGTGATATCGCAACAAATATTATTGGATACTCTATTACTGAGGCTGAACTTGTATGCTATTTTACTGAACTTTCTCCATCTGCCCAAATGCAAGTAAATGAAATGTGTGGTGGTGTATATAATTTACTTTGCCCTTGCTATATGAATGCTCAAAATACTCTTACTGCTAACGCAACACAACTTACATCAACTTTAGGATTTGCTGTTTCTTCTTTAGAAAGAATTCTTGTTATTCATCGTAATGCTGCTTCTGCTGTTGGTAATGCTGATAGTTTAACTGCTCGTTGTACTGCTGGTATAAGTTCTCTTCAGTTCTTTATTAATAGTGAGCCATATCCTGCTCGTGCTATGAATTTTAATGATGTTGGCGCTGAAATGTTAGCTGAAATGCTTATTAGTGATCATTCGCTTTCTAATTTCCAAAAACCATCTATGCTTGGGATTAAAGTTAAAACCGCTTTTGGAACTTATGGAGCTGTTAATACTTCTGTTTATGTAAATCCAAATGAAGCTTATTTTGCTATTGTCAATCCATCCTCAACTGATCTTGCTTGGAATAATGTATCTGGTGCTGGAACTCAATTTTTTAGTGCTGCTACTGGTGCAAATGATACCAATATTGGAACATTTATTGCTTCCTGTGAGCTTGAGAGTGGTGTTAGTGCAAATTTCAGTCAGAAACTTTATTCGGGTGTGTCAACTATTAGTTCGGTTGTTCAAGGTAAGACTACTTACTCTGGAACAAATGCTACCTTTACTGTTGATTATTTCGCTCATTACACAATATTACTCACTCTTGATATGAACCGTTTAGGGGTGTGGACTGTGAGTATTTGATAGAATACTATTTAAAGAAAAAGAATATGGATATATTCATTCAACTATTTATTCAAATAAAGTATAATAATAATAAAATTTTATCTATGTTATTATTATTATGGCTATTCAAGAAACTAATTTAGGACATTTTGATTATATCGCTTTATTTTCTAATGATGCTACAATAACATTAAATGGTGCTGCTTCAAATAATTGGAAATGGAGAGTTCCAACTGCATTAAATAGACGACGAGCGCCATATTGGTTTTTATCCGTCGCTTCTTGCTATTGTGATGATTCAACTGGAACTACAAATGGAAGACCACATTTTTTAAGATTAAAAGTTCCACCACAAAATTATTATCAACAAGAAGATAACATTAATGGTCTCAATAGTATGATTTATCCTATTGTATCAAATTTAATTCGTGATGTTCCAACTGGTCATTGGTATTCTATATCACAAGATAATGTTGTTATTCAAGTTCCAAGCAATTTACAATATTTAGAATTTGATATAGTTGATGCTTGGGGAACTGTATTAAATATTAATTCTGATGCTGCCAATGGTGAATCATTATCTGTTGTATTAAAAATTACTTATCCAGCCCGTAATGAAATTACTGATAATACAAACCAAACATATATTCAAAGTATTAATACAAATATGACACCAAAGTTTGCTTTTACAAATTAAATTATACTCATAATATAAATGTATGTTCTTTTGATTTTTAATGACTTTAAGAAACAATTATTAAACGCAATTTATTTTTTCAATACAATTAAAGATATTATTAAATGGAGTAAAGGAATTATTAAATATAATGATATTCAAAAAAATCAACGCAAATATAATACATATAAATGTTTTTTCAAAATTATTGAAGTTCATCCACAAGATGAGATATATTATTTTCCAAAATTTAAAAAATTTTATAAACGACTGTAATTATAAATGGTATTAAGTGAGAGTTTCTGGATATTTTTGGCTGGGGGTGCTTTTGGTTTAGTTTTAGCATCAATGAAAATATGTTCTGAAAGTAAATGTAAAACTTGTAATTTATGCTGTATTAAAATTGAAAGAGATATAAACGCTGAAGTAGAAGTTGAACATAATAGAATAGAACACGGATTACCACCTAGTATGGTTGAGATGCCTAGAAATAACAATATGTCACTTGATAGATAATATTTCTTATTATATATGCCTTACCAGATTAGAAAACTTCCAAATAAAAATCTTTATGAAGTAAGAAATGAATTAACTGGATTAAAACATTCAAAGGGAACAACTCATAATAAAGCTCTAGGACAATTACATTTATTGAATGCTATCGACCACGGATTTAAATTAAAAGGATTTAGAAAATAATATAAAAATATAATATTTAGTTATTATAGAGAACTATGGTATATAACGAACAACAAAAACAATATCATTATAAATATTTAAGAGCTAATTGGGAAGAAAAATATAAAGAATATTATCAAAATAAAACTTATGAATGGAGAGAAAATAATCCTGAGGAATATAAACGCTATATGAGAAATCTAATGAATAAACGCAATGCCTATAAAAGGGAAGTTCAAAAATTTATGAATATTTTACTTTAATATTTAGGAAATTATTTTTTTAAATATTTAGGAACTTTTTAAAATACTTTAGGAAAATTTAGTTAATATAAATTAAAAGAATATAAAGATTTTTTTTCTTTATTTAGTATATACAAATGATTAGCAAATACCAGCAAAAGAAGATTCGTGACTTTGTTCGTGAGCAATTTGGATTACACAAGAACGCAAGTGTGAAACAGATGGTCAAGGAATTTAATAGTCCAAAAATTAATGTGGATAATTTTTATACTCAAATTATTAGAATTCAACAAAAGGAACAACAAAAGAAAGAAGAAAATAAAATTATTACTAATATTCGTAAGAAAGAACAAGAGAAAAAAGAAAAAGCTAAAAAGAAGAGAGAGGATAAAGATAAAGAATTAAACGATTTTAAAAAAAGTATTATTGTAAATGAAAAACATAAGTTATTAAAAAAAAATGAATTACAACCATTTATTGAAAAAATCTCTAAAAAATTAATTCATAAAAATATGTTTTATATTCAAGTAAGTGTAGATGGTGAAATTAAAAGAAATCAATTATTTGTGAATAAGCATAAATCATTATCATCCATTGCTTGGGATATTTATAAAACAGTTTTATGCGAAGATCCTAATGATTATGATAGTTCAAATTATATTACACAAAATAATAAAAATAAAAAATTTAATTTAATTATTTCTACTGATGATAAAATACCAAGTGAAAGATTACAACAAAAATTTCGTGATGGTGGATTATATCATTGTGTATTTGATGTATTTCAAAAAGAATTACAAAATAAATATGATGAATCTAATAGTGAAAGTTCAAGAAAAAGAATTAAACAACGAATGAATAAATTAGATAAAATCAGACAAGAAAATCCAGAATATGAAATAGGAGTTCCAGAGGATAAAATGGAGGAAGTATGCGAATATGCCGGATTTAATGTTTCTATTAAAAATTTATTTAATTATGATATGTTTAAATTTAATAATGTTCCTGGTAAAACAAAATTAGAATTTACAAATACAAGAAATAATCATATTGATTTAAATAATATTACTTGGGATACAAAACATAAGGATATTTCAATTGAAGAAATGAATGAAAAAGTAAAAAAAATAGAAAATAAGGAGATTTGGGGAATAGTTAATAGTTTTAAAAATCCTTCACTTGCAAAAACATTAGATGGTAATTTTTGTGTTCAAAATAAAAATTATGATGTATTTAATGAATTTAATAAAACTACTGGTATTTCTAATTATAAATTAAATGCATTAAAATATCCTGAATTGAATGAATTTATTAAAGAAGGACGACTCATTAATTCTGCTCCTGTTGAATTTTATAATGGTAATGATATTAATGAAAATACAAAACATTTCGATTTAGTTAAAGCATATACTCAACATCATCAATGTAGATTATACCAAGGATTTCCTGCTTTTATTACAAATTGGTGTAAGGGTAATTTTGATTTAGAATTTATTAAATCTCATATTGGAATTTATAAATTTAAAGTAATTGAAAATAATAATGAATTATTAATTAAGCTTGGTCTTAAAAAAGGATTTTCTTATATTTTAACAAGTGTAGATATTATTGATTTTATTGAAAATGGCGTTATAGTTGAAATTGTGGCTGGTTGTTGGGGAACTTCATTCGATTTTGAATATACGGAAGAAATATTAGATAATGGTAATTATGCAACTTGGGCTGGTAAGTTAGGTGTAGAACATAAAAAACAACATTATATGTTTAAAGGTGATAGAGAATGGGCATCTCACTTAAAATCTGAACTTGGAGAAAATAATGTAAAATATTTTGAAAAGGAAAAAATAATTATTATTGAAAAAGAAAATACATCATTATTTACTCGTCATCATATATTTGCTTTTATCACTGCTTATACTCGTATTAATATGTTAGATATTATGCGTAATATTAATGGAACAATTAAAAAGGTAATTCTTGATGGTGTTTATTTTGAGGGTGAATGTGAAACTGATAAACCATATAAAATTAAAGAATTAAAAGAACATCAATATTTTGTTAATGGTTGGTATGAACCAACAAATTTTAATACGGATTCTTGGGCATCATTTGATGAACGATTTAGTGAAAATAATGTTATTCTTGCTGGTGCTGGTGGAACTGGTAAAAGTTATAGTGTATTTAATAATAAAGGATTAACTGATGTTCTTTATGTTGTGCCTACTCACGAATTAGGAAAGAATGCTAAAAAAAATTATACAACAATTCATTCTCTTATTGGTGAAGGTGTTAAAGATAATAGAAATTTTAAAGATTTACATTATGAACCTAGTATTATTTTTATTGATGAATTAACTATGATAGAAGGTTCATGGGTTGAAAGAGCTTTAAAATTATATCCTCGAAGTAAATTTATTATTGGGGGAGATATTGATAAAGAGGGTATCTGGTATCAAACAAGAAATGGTTATAGTGGTAATTTTAGTAAGTTATTTATTCCTACTGATTGGAAATATTATTATTACACAAATGATTATAGAAGTTTAGATAATCAATTAAAAGAATTAAAAATTAATATTCGTAATCAAATGAAATATGTATTTACTGATGGTGAAACTATTGATAATATGAGAATGATTAATCATATTAAAACAATTATGAAACGAGTTAAATTTGAAGATGCAGTAAAACAACACGAAGAAGGTAATATTTGGATTTGTGGAACACATCAAGTAAGAAATAAATTAAAAGAAAATAATATTACAAATAGTTTTACTTGTCATTCTTTTCAAGGTTCAACTATTGAAAGTGAAAAAGTATTTATTACTCTTGATACATTTGAATATTCTATGTTATATACTGCTATTAGTAGAGTAAGACATTTTAGCCAAATTGTTATTGTAGAACCATTAAAAATTTCAAAAGAAGAAAAAGAACATAATAAAAATCAAAAAAATCATAAATTATTATATGGTCTAGTAGTAAAAGATTTAAACCAAATATTTAAAAAAAATAAGAAAACAAAGAAATAAAACCGCTGAACTTTTAAGGGGGGCGAGGCGGTTTAATTTTATTTTAGGAAAAGAATTTAGAAAATATAATATTTGTAGTATATATAAAATGAATTGTATGAATTGTCAAAAAGAAGTTAATGAAATTGATGAATGCGAAATGTGTAATAAAAAAATTATTTTATGTGAAGAATGTAAAGATAATGATGATATTAATGATTTATATTATGGTGATTGTTCATATATTAATGCTTGTATTAATTGTAATCCAAATAAATCAATTGAAGAAATAAAAAAAATGAGAGAAGAACAAGAAAAAAAAGATGAAGAAAGAAAAAAAATATATGAAAAAGAATTAATAGAAAAAATAAAAAGAGAAAATTATTATTTAAATGAACTTTCAAAAATTCCGTGGAAAGGGGTTAATTGTTAAAAAAAAAGAATATAAAGAGAAGTTTTTTGATAATCTTGTGAGACTGGCGGAGACTGATAAATTAAAAGAGAAAATTTATTGAGATTGAGAATGATATAGTTTAAAATATTTTATATGATTTTTATATAAAATACTTTTTTTTAA